CTCATTAGATATGGTGATGCCAATATGACTATTGGAAAGTCTGATCCTGCTAGAAGAAAATCCTTTCGTGCTAGACATAGATGTGCTACAGCAACTAATAAATTAACAGCAAGACATTGGAGTTGCAAAAAATGGTAGACAAAATATTTTATAAGTTATTTGCTTGGATAGATGACCAATTTAAAAAAGTAGAAGATGTTTGGACTTTTGATTTTTGTAGTTGCAAAAAGAAAAAAAAGAAAAAGTGAAAAGATGGTAGTTGTTTTAATAACTATTGTATGGTAAAAATTAAACAACAAAAGGAAAACAATTATGTATGGTAAATCAAAAAGTAAAAGCAAATTAACAGCTAAACAAAAAACTCTACCCTCATCTTTAAAAAAAAAGATAATGAAAACTAAATCTAAAAAAAGAAAATAATGGCTAAAGCAAAAGGATTATACGCAAACATTCATGCGAAGCGTAAAAGAATTGCAGAAGGTAGTAAAGAAAAAATGAGGAAACCTGGAGCTAAAGGTAGACCTACTGCTAAACAATTTAAAAGAGCTGCTAAAACTGCTAAGTAATTTTAAGAGTTAATTTTTTATTCTTTCTTTCTAACTGTCTAACGTAAAATCTAAGATCATCTATTGTATGTTCTAAATCTTCTATCTTTAATCTGTATTTTAGATTCCAGTTAATTCCTATAACGTTTCTTTTAACTCTTGAAACTCCTGCCATATAGTTTGCTCCTTTGACCAATATCTTTGTTTATTTAATTTCATTTTTATTGAATGTAATACTGTTGTGTGATCCTGTTTAAAATACTTACCAATGTTTGTTAGATTCATTTTATATTTTTCGTTTAATAAATTGTGAATAATATTTCTAGCTCTAACAATATCTAAGGTTTTCTTCTTGCTTAACAATTCTGTTTTAGATAATTCATATCGCTTACACATATAATCAATAATGTTATCTATGGTTGATCTTTGTGGAGATGAAAAAGAATAGCCAACAATCTTTACCAAGTCATAACCATTCTCTTTTAAATGTCTTTTGGCTAACTTATAACCATTAAGAAATGCGTTCTTATATATTTTTTGTTCTCTTGTATTTAAATCTTGGTAGTGTCCTGCTTTCATAGCAAGTTTAATCTCATTGAAATTTGTATTTTTAGTCATAGATCCCCTACAGTTCCTTTGTTTTTTTTAGTAATAAATTAATAACTAAGCTGTCATTAACTCTTCTCTACATCTGGCACACTCTAAATATAAGCTATAGCTTTCCGCTTTTAACTTATTAGTTCTCTGAACTGAAGCAACGTACAACTCACTCTTTTTCCTTTGCTTGTCCATCAGCCTTTGTAGACGATTTTTTGTTTCCGTCATCTTGCTCCTTTTTTACTGTTGTAAAATCAATTTTAATATTATCAATTTTTACTTCTACATTTGTTCCTTCATTGGAACTGTTCGCAGCCTTCTCAACTGAATCAAAATCTTCCTTTATAGTAAAACTACATTCTCCATTCTTGATTCTTGTATATTCTGACATTATTTATCCTTTTTGGCAACATCTTTTTTGTGTACCTCTTTAGTCATTTTGTTATATATGCTTAAATCTGTATAATTATCCGCTTTAAAATTCTTGGTGGATCTATATAATTTTAACCCCATCATTAATTGACCTACTTGGTGTGGTTTAATTCGTTTTCTTAAATTACCAGCAAGTATGATAGTAAACATTTCTGCTAACATAATAAAGTTTTCTTGATAATTACCATAATCTTTTTGGCGTTCATCAATAATCTTTTTCTCAATTTCTTTATCTATGTCTGTGATATTTTTTTCCATATTTTTTTGTGTCAAGGAGGGGAAAATTAACCGAAAGGGAACTAAAGAAAAAAAAACCCCTCCAAGACTATATAAATTTTAATTAAAACTTATATTCTTCTTTACTAGCATAAGTAGGTTTAGTTGCAAACCCCTTATTTTCTGTTGATTGTGGAGCAGAATTAGAACTATTAGGAGTTAACTTAAATGTTATTCCCCCTGTTAATTCACCATTATCTGATTTGGTATTCCACCCTGCTTGATTCCACCAAGTATCTCCTATTTTTGTTCCAATAGTCCACTTCTTACCTTCAGGAGCATTTGGATTTGGGGGTGCAACCCAATCTGGCTGATTGTCTGCTGTCTTATTTGGATTAGGTATTACATTAATCCATATTACTTCATCACTCATATTATTTCCTTTTGTTGTCGTCAACTATCGTTGACCATTACTATTTAACTTAATGCTATGAGTTTCAGCAATATCCGAAACTTGTCTGTAAGCTCTCAAGTTATTTTTAATTAGATATTGAATCTGATCTTTATATTTACCTCTAACCAAATTGAATTGTTCAATGGTCTTAGTATGTTTGATCTGATCTTTTATCTCTTCCACATCTACTTTATCATCTTCATATTGTGGGTTGGCTTCCACAGATTTCTCTGGAGAATTTTGTTTAAATGGTTGTGCGTTGTAGCCATCTTCTAAATCTAATCCTGTCTTTAAATTTAGTGCATTAAGAAACGCATACTTTCTAGCGTATGACATAGCTTGACCAGTACCAAATTTATCTAATCCACCCATTGCAGTACACCCATCAATCATTACAAAATTATCTGGTGCATCAATATCATGTATTTTCATAGTACAGGTGACAATCACACACTTATCATTAACATCTGTTAAATAACTGCAAGTAGGATATAATCCATTGCCAAGCAACGCTTCCATTGATACTCGCAAAACATCATCATGTAAAAGAGGATTGAAGTGCATACCTTTTACTTTAGTTGCTTTCTTTACTGAACCTGCTGTATTACAGGCATTGTGTAGTTTCTTATATATGTTGTTCATATTTTTATTCCCCATAGTTTAGTTATTAATTGTGTCTGTTCTTTAGTTAAATCTTTATAGTAAAAAAAATGATCCATGTCTGGTGGCTCACACATCAAAGCTAACTTATCTATGTTACCCTCACAAAACATAATCATTCTTTCCCACAAAAGAATTTTCTCAACCATTTTAAAATAAAGATATTCTAAATGATCTGGCTTCAACAACTCATGGCTAGAATCAAAAACCTTTGAACCTTTATCGTTCACATAAACGAGGTAAGGTATTTTTTTTGTTGCCATATAGTAGAATGAAGTTTGAGTTACATTTGTAAGTAAAGGCTCTTTTGGTAAATCTTGTGATCGCATTGTCCACTCTTCTTTACCTTTTGTTTTATAAACTCTTGGTGGTTTAGTTTTAAGTTCTATAAATTTATTTTTATTTTCATAATCTATACGACCTATGATTGGTTTAATCATGGTCATTTCTTTTTGCTCAACAAACCTCTCACAAACCATTTTATCTTTACCCATGATTTCTTGCACAACTTTTTTAGTTTCAGAAATTGCGTCATGGACATAGTTCAACATTTCTTTTCTAGCAAACTCATCTTTTTTATCTACTGGTTTCTTCTCATCTAAAAGTTTTAACTCTGATTGATAAGCTGTGTTGTAATCTCTTTCTTCTTTTGTAAACGCAGTTTGTTTAATTGTTTTTGTAGTATAGATCACATCAGCTATTAAACGCTGGACAGTATTATTAACTAAGTTGCCAAATTGTGCTGCGTGTCTGAATGGGAAAGTTCTTCTAACTTCTTGTGGAAAAGAATAGTTAATTAAATTCTTTGCCATTGGAGAGCTTGTTGAAGAATAAGACCAATGATCTAATCCTTTACCACCATTATATATTGAAAATGCTTTTTGTTCTTCTGTTTGTTTCATTTAGTTCCTTTGTTTTTTTTATTATTTATAAAGATATTTATTTACTTGTAAAGCATTAAATATAATATATATCCATACGAAACATATAGAAAGGTAAAGATGACTTTAGAAGAATGGCGAAAAGAAAATAAATTATCCTATTATAATATGGGTACTACACTAGGTATAGTGGGTGTACAAAATCCTGGCACATCTGTTCAAAGATGGTGCTTGACATCAAAAATAAAAAGATTTCCAGATCCAGAAATGGTTAAAAAAATTCTTGAAATAACTAAAAATAAAGTAACGATTAAGGATTTGTATGAAACCTGGTGGAAAACCGAAGTTTAAATATAAAAGAGTAAAAATTGTTTGGGTTGACATCACGAGTTCTAGTTCGTGGTATGATGATTTAAAAGATGTTGATGATTTTACTTATTCATGGTGCGAAGATATTGGCTACCTTTATTATAAAGATTCTAAGGTAGTTAAAATATTTACTTCATTTACTTTTGATGAAAACAAATTGTCTATTGGTAATATTACTGCTTACCCTAGATCAGTTGTTAAAAAGATAGAAGTTCTTAAATGACACATGAGGGTATGTTTGAAGAATATGATGATAGTATTAAACTTAAAAAATTAAGAACAGAAAATAATCAACTAAAAAAAACTATTGATATACTCACAACCGATAATGATATAAAAGATTATGAGATAAGAACTTTAAGGGAAAAACTAAATGCGAAACGCAAAATACTTTGATAAAGATTTATATTCTAAATGGCACAGAAAATATGATGGCATTGCTATGTGTGATGTTGATAGCGTTGAAATATGTCAAAGAAAGGGGTGTTGGAAGCCTTTAGCAATCATTGAACACCTATATGATACTGGCTCAGATAAAAAGAAGTACACGAACATTGTAGAACAGATTGGACAAGCTCTTAAAGTGCCTGTTTTTTTGGTCTATTATAAAAAAACGACCAGAGATAGCCTAACCTTTAGAGTTGCTCAAAAATCACCCATCTCTACTCGTTTAAACACCCATTCTGAAGCTGAGTGGGTAGACATATTAAGGCAGATACAAGCTAAGCACCAGAAAGTCTGTATGTATGCTAAATAAGTATGACGCACACATTAGAGTAAAGTTTTCTCTCTTTGATGACCCTAGTTTTAGATCAATTCCAGAAAACCACAGACCTCACGCCTATCTCGTATTCATTTGTTTACTAAAATTCGCTAATGCCAAGACCCTCACTTGTTACCCACGCAAAGCCACCATCTCTGATATGTCTGGTTTATCTAGGACAACAGTTTATAGAGCCACTTTATGTTTGGTTAAGGCTAAAATAATTAAAAAGAAAAAGCTAAAGTCTACTTTATTGTACACGCTAAACCCCAAGTATATTGTAGGTTTTAGAGCAGATGTTTCAGAGAGAACACACCATGTTTCTAAGGGAACACACCGTGTTTCTGTTAGACCGACATTAGAAAGACTAACATATAAAACTACCATAGATACTAACAAGAAACAGTTTAATAATAAGTCTGACGAGGTGGGTGCTATTGTAATATCTAATATAGGTAACAAAGAGTTTATGATTAATAAGTTATCGGAACTCCCCCTGACTACTTTAAAAACGAATATAAACAAATACTATTGTGGATTAGCCATCATAAGAAAGGAAGAATTGGCTCGTGAAAAAGATGCTGTATATGTAAGTCCTCAAAAGATTATCTCAGCTCTAAATAATGTTAAGAAACAAACCAATGTAAGATACAGACAGAAAGTTGAATACAATAAAAGAAATGGAATAAAACCATGGGAAAAATAAAGATACAATGTGAGGCTACTACTAGAACCTCAATTAGATTAGGTAAACCTAGAAGGTGTAAAGCTAAAGGCTATTTTACCCCTACTACTAGGCGTATGCTTTGTCGTTTTCATGGGTGTAATAAAACAATTAATAGTAAGACAAGAAAATATAAGGGTCTATACAAGAACGATAATATTGCTATAGATACAAAGGTAAAAATATTAAAAAATCTAATAAACTTTAGGGATAAAACAGATGAAGAAATCAAAGAGTATATCACCCAAGAACAAGAACGAGCTACTAAGTCTAACAGATACCGAACAGTCTATTATCATAGGCACTACAATAGATGGCGGTCTATCCATAGACATAGCAAAAGACTTACAAATCAGCTTGATGACTTTTTACAAATATTTAGAGCAAAATCCAAAGTTCAAAAGTGAGTACGAGAAAGCACAAGAAATAGGCATAAGAACTTTAGTTGAGAAGATGTTAAAAATCTTTGATACTGACCCCTCAAATATTGAAGCCAATGAACTTTTATTTATTAGAGAAAAAAAGGATTGGTTGAAGTGGTTAGCACCTAGAATTAGTTCTTTGTTTCAAGAAAAACAAAAGATTGATGTTAAAACTGATAGCAATATTAAGATTAGTTGGTCATCTAATGATGAGGATTTGATTGATGTTACTGAGGATATAATTGATATACCCTCAGCTATTAAAGATTAATTATTATGTTTATGTATTGCGTCAATACCTATATTTCTCACCATCTCTTCATAAAACTCATATAAATATTTATGAGCTTTAGCACCCTCTTTTATAGCGAGAATATTTTGTATTCTTTCAGTTACATAAAAAGCACAAATCCTGTCATCAGGTTCATACTTAAATTGAGAGTGTTCTAAATCGTATTTGTTTTTTTTGTTTTTCATATTCCCTTTTATTGTTTATTTGTTGTTTTCCTATTCTTCTATTTTCTTGGGTTTGTTTTTCCAATCTCATTATAAAACCAGATGTTACTTCCCCTTGAAAATTCTGTTGCTGCGTTAATTGTTTATTCATTAAAATATTAAAGCACCCAATATAAAACCAATAGTAAATATTACTATTTCTGTTCTATAATATAGGCTCTTTATTCCTATTTCTCTTTTCCAATCCTTAGGCGTAAGTCCAAAAATTATCATACTTCCTCGCTTTCTTTTATACTATCATCAAGGCTATTAAGATTATCAAAATAGCTTTGTGGTAGTGGTTGATATTCTACAAAGTCGTCATTGGTTGTAGGTTCTCTGTAGTTGTCTTTTAACTTATCCAGGTCATTATCTTTTAAAAATTCCTGGATCTTCTGTTGTAGTTTATTTAGGTTCATTTGATTACCTCTATATCTTCTATTAAAAAATCCCCTGCTGAATTTGATAAATCGCTATTTAGATAATCAGAGACACAAGTTTCCAAAGCTATTTTTTTTGCTTCATCTTTATTTTTAGCTTCAATTTCTGTTTCATAACTTGCATATATAGTTTCACCTGCTGTTATTTTATATTTTGGCATTAGATTGCACCCCCTTGAATAGACCATAAATGCAAAGCATACATTATAAAGCTAATAAAAATAGTTTGTGCAACTATAAACATTATTATATTTTTAATCATTGAGGTAACCCCCCAAACATTGACATAACACCAGCAAAGGAAATTAAAATTCCTAAGGTTTGGTGTTCTCCTGAGTGTAAAAAAGTTATTGCACCCAACATTAATATTATAAACCCTACTAATATCATCATTAGTCTAGCGATTGTTTCTATTGTCATTGTTTCCCCTTTATTAGTTGTTATTTATTTATATTATATCTTTTTTGTATATTGTCAATAGTATTAAGCAACTTTTTTTGGCTCAAACCATAAAATTACATTAGCCATAAAAGACCAATAATTTTCAATAACCTTTGATTGTAATTTTTCACTAGGGTTTTCATCTATTGAACCCATTTTGATAGCAAGTGGTACAATTTGATCATTCCAATATTCAATGTTTAAAGCTAAGCCTTGCAACCATTCTGTCATTGCTTTATATTTACCAATTCTTAATGGCATATTATGACAATAATATTCACTATAAAACCTATCAAAAATATACTGAATTTTATCTTGATCAGTTTTTAATGGCTTATCATTATTGTCTGTTTCAATGGTACTTAGAATATATTTTTTATAATTCTTTTTATATTCTGTATGATGTAATTTAGTCATTGTTTTCCCTTTGTTAGTTGTTATATCTTTATTGTATATGTTATTGTTATTGGTGTCAACTTAATTATTACTATCATCAAAGTTAATAACCTAACCAGATTTTAACGTCTTTTAATTTATATTCTTTTTTGTGTCCTAACTCTTTAAAGAAGTAATAAATCTCATCTAAGTTTCCATGTTGGTTTATTATTTGTATTGCTCTTTTTAATGTAATTATTGTCATAGTTTCCTATTATTAGTTTTTATTAATTTCACCTGTACCTTTACAAATATCGCAATCATCATACAATTCATAAGTTGCGTTTTTTGGTGTTTCATCTATTTCACCTTCACCCATACAATTCGGACAAGTAATTAATTCCATACCGAATAAGTCATTTGTTAAAGATTTTTCTTTTTTCATAATTATTGTCATAGTTTCCTTTGTTAGTTTAAAGCAATTAAGCTTATTAATATAAACGCACTTAATAAAAACAAAGTATTAAAAGCATAAGTTAAGTAATACAATGTAGTTTTCTTTTTGTTTGTTATTGTTTTCATATAATCTAATATATACATATTGTATCTTATGTCAACAGTTAATTTAAATTATCTTTTAGAATAGTTCTAATGTAATGTTGTAGTATTATTGCAACAGTTAAGTGTGATATAATTACAACAGTTAGAATAGAAGTTAAAAGAATATATATAAAGAATAGTTATTAAAGTTGCTATTCTAATACATCAACGAATTTTTATTCTTAGCGTTTACAATCGGATTAAGTACCAAACAATTTATTATACATAAGGTATGGTTGATAATTAATGATTATCGGAATAGCTATTGATATTCGTTTCTTATTGCTAA